ATATAAGCCAAAATTACTTGCGGAAGCTGCCATTGTAGCTGAATTTCCACTTGTGTCATCTATTTGAGGTGTCCAAGTTCCTTCTTCGTAATCATCTAATTTGTTTGCTGTGCCTGTGCCACCAACATATAGACCACCACCTAAGTATAGGTCTTTAAATCTGCTTGAAGATACACCTAAATCAACAGCATTATCTTGTACATTTCCTAAATTATCTGTTGGTACAATTCTGTTAGAAGTAGTAAATGTTAATCCAGGATGATTTGTATTATATGAACAAATATATATATCAGCATTTCTAACACCAATATTACCAGCTAATACATTATCTTTTCTAATTCCAATTACATCACCATCATCTACTGTTCTATTAGCAGTAATAGGATTATCGCCACTTCTAGTAAATGCTCCAAGACCAACATCTCTTAATTCGATACCTTCAACACCAGTATTTAAAGCAGTTTTACCCACCAATAAATTTCCAGATGAGTCTATACGCATACGTTCTGCGTCAGCAGTATTAAATTTCATAGCATTATCATTATGCGTATAATAAACTCTACCTACATTATCATCATCTGTATCTCCAAATTGAAGGTAAGAACCACCAGTTGTAGCGTTTCCTTTTATTGTAATTACACCATTACCACTAGTGTCAGATACTTCTATTCCTAAATCAGAACCACCTATTACATTTAATGGTGTAACTGGACTACTTGTACCAATACCTAAACTTTCTGCACTAGCATCCCAAAAGAATTTAGGTGTTGTTCCTGTGTCTTCGTAGAATGAGATGTCGCCATTATCATGTATATGCATACGTTCTTTAAGACCGCTATTTTCAGTATAGAAAGCAAGATAACCTGTATCTGTACCTTCTCTTGAACCTTTAATTAATGCTACATCATTTGAATATCTTGAATTAACAAAACGAAGATTTCCACCTCCACCATTAGCTGCTTGACCATAAGATACTAATTGTAAATCTGCTATAGTATTAATTGTTCCATCATCATCTTCACCAATACGAACTATTTTGTTTATTGTTTTACCATTTGGGTCAGTTAAATTGTAAGTACCACCTGTAGGATTTGAAGCTGAAATAAAATTTCCTAAACCAACATCACCATTTACATTAAGTCGACCATTTAAAGTACCAGAATAGTTAATACCAACATTCTCACTACTATCAATAGTTATAGCTGTGCTTGTAGCATTGTCATCTATACCAGTTGAGGTAAAAGCTCCAGTAGTTGTAATATTTCCTGAAGTGCTAATGGCAATATCAGTTGCCAGCTTAGCGCCTGTAATAGTACCGTCACCGACATCAGCGGCAATCACAGTACCATCGGCAATCTTTGCTGATGTAATGGCACCGTCTTGTACTTTAGCAGTTGAAACTGAATTGTCAGCAGGAACAACCACAGTGGTTGGCTCTGCTGAAATAATAACATAAATCTCTGAGGCAGCTGGAGGAGCAGCGGTAAAAGTTAATTGAGTAGCATTGCTACTTCCATCTAATTCTATAGTGTAAGCTTTTGTAACACCTGGCTCTTGTCTTACGTTATCAACAAAAACTTGAACGTCATTGGGACTACCAACAAAAGCGGCACGTGAAAGTGTAAAGACAAGTGTCGAACCATCTCCAGTAAAGGTATCCTTAACTGAAAATGATCTAAAAATTTCTGTTGGACTTTTACCTAAGTATGCCATTTTTTTCCTTAATTACTATTATACATCTTCAAGTACAGATATTGTAGCGTCAATAGCACTTCCTGTACTTGATGAAACTCGTATTACATCATTATCTGTACCATCACCTTGTAAAACGATTTTATTTCCTGACATAACTTCTAATGAAGAACCAGCAGGAATAGCAGCGTCTTTTACAATATAAACATCATTGGATCCATCATAGTTGTCTAAAAAGACACTTGCAGATACACCTGATGTTGATTTGTTGGCAAGAGTGATACCGATAACGATTGATTCAACTGGTGTTCCACCTGTTGAGGGAACAGTGTACACAGCACTTGCCGAAGCACCTGCTGATGTATTAACACTTGCAACCGTAAATCTTTTAAAATCGTTAGCCATTTGTTTTCCTTTTAATATTTATACACTATTTATAATATTATCCTAAAGCAATTGCTTGAGCAACGGCAAAAGGTTCTGTAGATACTGCCACGCCATTAATAGATAAAGCAGCCGAATCTAAACTTGTCAATCCTGTTATGGTACTACTTAAATCAACTGTTAACGTGTCTGTTGCGGTCACAGTCGCATTTAAATTAGAACCACCTGAAATTCTAAATACATCGCCAGAACTAATTTTTTGAGTTGTAGAACTATCATCAGCAATAGTAAAGGCTGTAGTTACAGCACTATTGACTTCGTTGATTGCCCCTACCACACTGGTTGCTGTAGTAGTTAACGTTGCTGGATCACCTATATCCGTAGTAGAAAGACTGTTAAAGGTCGTTCTAAACGTTTCTAAAGTGTCTGATAATGCTACGGTTCTAGCGGTCATTATTTTTTAACTACCTCTTTAATTAAATTCTTAATTTCTCTTAATTCTGCCTTTAAATTATTTATTTCTTTTACGGCATTTCTTATTTCATCGCCTTGTCTTTCTCTCGCTCTTACTCTTGCCATATAAATTTGATAGTCACTACGATTTGTATTAATAATCGCATTGGATCTGGTATCTCTAACTAAATTTTCGTGTCCTTCTACTTTTAATTTAATGTTACTCATATTACACCGCCAAAGCAATTCCTCTCATATCTTTAACAATAGGAGGGGTTGCCGAGTTAGTTCCTTTTAATACAATTTTAAATTGAAAGGTTGAATATTCAGTTAAATTATCTGCTGTATATTTGTATTCTCTAAATTCATCATCATCTTCAGCAGGCGTAACAGCAATATCTTCCTCACCAGCAGTATTAAACGGTATCCAACCAAGAGTATTAATATCTCTTACTTCTTCGGATGAAGTTAAACGATAAAACACACGAATACTTGCTGTTGATTGTACGTTTGCTGTTAATCTTAAATCAATTGATTCAGATGTGTTTTCTAAAGTAATAGGTCGTGTACAATATACGGCTGCCGTTGATGTTCCTGTAGCTGCCGTATCATCTACAAAATCAGGTGTGTTGCCTGACGTTGGACTGTTTAATCTATTTTGAACAGCAATACCACTAATTCTTTGAACGTCTATGACAGGTGATAATTTTGTATTAGATGTAAATAAACTAGCATTAACAAATAAAGATTTACTTCCTGACATTTCATTTGTTTCATTTATGCCACTTGCGACCATTTGTGGTGCGCTAAAGTAAATATTATCACCAACAGTAATTGGTATCGCATTGGCACTTGTTGTCAAACTAAATTCAGATTGAGATGTAGAATGTATAGACTTACCTGAAGTTGGTCTTAATGTATATGAAATTTCTGTATCAGGTACAGTTAAGGTTTGTATGTTAACGTTCATAACATCCATTAATCTGTTTTCTGTTGCTTGTATATCAGAACCACCAATATCTCCTGAAGCAGTAGCAGATGATGATACCGTAATATCATAACTATCTAAAGTTATATTTGAAATACTTGTATGTGTAGCATTAATTTCAGAACTTGGAATTCCATTTAAGGTTCCTGAAGTAACACCAGAAATTGTAACATTGTTACCAGTACCATGCATTCCATGATTTGGATGAAACACTCTAATTACATTTGAAGTATTTGTTGTTCGTAAAGCATTATATCGTAATGGCACGGTTGGCAATTCTTTATTCACAAAAGTAACATTACCGGTAACATTACTAAATTCAGCACGATTAATTTTAAATTTAATATCTTCGTTTTGTTCTGCCGTCCAAGTTGAACCGTTTTGTGATTTAAACATCACACCAGCATATGGTTGTTGTGATATTGTTCGATCAGAACCAACTTGATTTTGTCCTATTCGTGCCACCCAACAATTATAATCTTGTGAGTTTGCTAATAACACAAAAGCATACTCAACGTTTTGTTGTATATACACAGGACTTGGAAAAGTAAATCTTGTTGCTACGCTACTATCAGCACTGACGCTAACATCTTCTGGATTTTTAATTACTTCAGCAAATGGCAATACTCTCGGAGCAGGATAACCGTTTGCTGTTTCTCTTATTTGTAATGTGATTGGAACGTTATCATCTTTTGATTGAAAGTAAATATCAATAGATGTTAAAAATACTCCACCAGGATCATCTAATAAGAATGTTTGTGCTAATGGATCCCACCAACCTACAACAGCATTACTTTCTTGTGTTGATGTTCTTGTAATTCTTCTTCTTTCAGTAACATTTTGTCTAACTACTTGTGCTTCTCTTGTTGAAACAACTGTGTTTTGTACAGTTTCAAGTGAACCTTGTGCTGTGTAATCTGCTTCTGCTGAAGTAGCAACTTCAGAATTTCTATCATCAGTTGATGAACTTGTTAATCTGAAAACTCTTTTACCTGTTCGCCATCTCGGTACAGTTGGTGCTGTTCCTTGAGCAAATCTTCTCGCATTTCTATCAGAAGCATCAGGTATAGTAAATGTACCACTTAATTCACCTTTCGCATTTGAAACAAAAGGACCACCAGCAGATACATCACCTGTTTTTGTACAATATTGTGAAACAGGTATTTCATCAAAGAAAGGATAAACTCTTGTATTTGGTTTTAATCTTTTTGCTGTAAACGTAATTGTTCGACTTCTAATAAATGGTATAAACGCAACGTTTAAAACTCTATCTCCAATTGAACGTCTTACAACTCTAGGCACTACGGTTGTTCTAACACCTGTTCTGGATTGTCCAACTACTTGTGATGATGTTGTTACAACTCTTTGTGTAATAGCTCTAAATCCCTTACCTCCGTGTACACCAGTACCTCTAGCAGGGTTTTCAGCTCTCCAAAATTGTTCTCGTATTCTATTACCAGCTTGTCTTGTTGTTTCGTTAGGTGCGCCTACCCAAAAATCTTGCCATTCATTCCATACGGTTCCTTGAGAAATACTTGTTGAATTAGCAGGCAATCCTCTTTCTGCCAACATAGTATCAAATGAACCTTGTTGGTTAATAATTAAGTCTGGTCTTCTTCTTGTTTCTTTCCATTCGTCTGTAGATGGATTTAAGTCTATTGTTCCAACCCATGTAAATACGTTAAATGGGTTGACATTAACAAACTTACTAGCATACTGTTGTTCAACAGCAGTTACTTCAGTATAAGGTAATGTAATTAAATCACCAGTCTTTTGATAATTTTGTGATGAACGGTCACTATCTGTAATTAAAGTATCATTAACTGCTGATCCGTCTGTAGTTTTTGTACCTGTAGAATTAGCTTCAATAAATTGAATACTTTCCGAATCAAATGTTGGGTGTAATTCACCTTTTGACATATCTATAGATACTTTGTAATCTGGATTTCCAACATCACCAACACCATGACCTGTAAAGTCATCTACAATAAATCCGTTTTTAAATCTATCAAAACCATTTGCGTCTTGTATTTGTAAAGAAGCAGCCTGTGTTTCTAATAACGAAAGTTGTGTATAGTATTCAATGTTGTCAATTCTTTTTTCTAACTTACCAATATCTCTCATTGTGTATCTTCGATTATCAATTGACTCTACTTCAATTTCATTTGGATCTAAAGTGTAGGCTTTAATGTACAATGTATATAAGTGCATCGCATTTTCTAATCCTTTTGGATATGGCGGATTTAATGCTGAAGCACCTTTTGAAACTTTAAAATTGCCGTCTTTATCTAAGAAAATTTTATCTATTCTAGGTAAATAATATTCTAAGTCACAAGTAACACTTGAATCAAATTTTACAACATCAACTAGTGAAGCACCTGTACCATCATAACTTCTATCTTGTCCACCAGAATTAATTGTAGAAGCATCATCAACTCTTGGTCTAAAATCTAAACAATCTCTTAATCTAAAACGACCACCTGTTGTATCTGAAAAATAATCAGGTATATCAGCATAGTCTATCGCTGAATAAGAATCAACATCAAAATAATCTCCAGCACCATGTGTGTAGAAACTAAAGTTAACTAATATTCTACCTGTAGGTGTTAATGAACCTGTTTTTAATTTTAATCTTCCTATATCATAGAAATTATCACGTTGACCAGTATCTAAATCAAAACGATCTGTAATATCGGTATCACTAGTTGTAGCGTCTGTACTAAAATTAGCTGACATATAAACAGAATTAATTTGATAAACGTCAGCTTTACCTAAACCAATAACACCAGATTCAATTTCAGTTTGATCTGTTTTTTGAACTGTTGTTGTTGTAGGTGTTTTTGTTTTTGAACCAGCAATTTGTCTATTAATTGTAGCAATAACTTTTATTTCAGCACTTGAACCATATGTAGAACCGTAATCTAAAGTAAGTGTTGTATCACCACTACCTAAAGCAAATATAGGATTTCCGTCATCATTATTACCTGATGTTGTTAACACATCACCGTTTGTTAAAGAACCTGCACCTGAAATTACGGAAACAATATAATCTTCATCACTTTGACTAACAAAGTTTTCATTAGCACCTGTATTAAATGTTACTTGACCTGAAACAAGTGTACCAACAAACTGTCTTCTAATTTCATAGTTTGTATCTGTTAAGCCAGAGTTAGTAGCAGTTTTTAAAGTTTTGACATTTGAAAAAGGCAATCTAAAGATAGCAGTATTTCTAGCAGGATCTTGTATTTTGCCTCTTAATCGTGTAACAACTGTTTTAGTTGAAACATCACCACCGCCTACAGCAGTTGATAATTCTAATTCTGTATTTGAAATAATAGATTCAACAAGTCTTGTAACTGTACTACCTGCGTCAGTTGTAAATGTGATAGAGTCGCCAATTCTTAATTCTTCATTGAACAACGTACCAAAACCGGTTACAGTTGTTCCACTGTTTGCGACTGAAACGGTTCCTATTAATTCTAAATTTGATCCATAAGCAGAACTTGTTGAAGCGTTTGCTAAATATATTGGCGAACCTGACATATGTAAGGATCTAACAAATGAAAAATCAAAAGTAGTTACACCTTTAAATCCTACAGCGTTTGATTGAATTGTTGCTGTATTACTTGATGTGCCACCTGTAATTACTTCGCCTGGTGAAAATTCTCCGACAACACTTGACAATACAACAACGCCGTGAGCAGCAGCACCACCTGAACTATAAGCACTAAAACCTGTTCCGTCAACAGATGTTGTTCCATTAGTAGCATATAATTCAAAATCATTTGTTCCTGGATTTCTTACTGTATAAGTGTTACTATTTAATTCAGTCATTCCTACAACACCTGTAATTGTAACTTGTTGACCTTCTTTTAATGTGTGACCGGTTGCTGTAATAACAACTGGATCTGCTTGTGTAGCACCACTGATTGTTTCAGATGTGTCTGTTGAAATACTTTCTACAACACCTGTGGCACCTGTAGTACCACCTGTAACGACTTCTCCTGTTGTAAATCCTTGAGCAGTAACAATGTTTAAGTGAGTAAACATATTAATGTCAAATAGATAATGTCTATAAACTGATGAAGTAGGTAAAATAGCAGCCGAAGGTGTTCCAGTAACTATTTCAAAACCTCTTGTTTTTGCTCGACCTATTGTCGGTACAGTTGAACCTGATACGGAAGGAGCAGTAGAAGCTCCAGGTTTTTCTATGTCATATAAATTAACTCGTTCAAAAGGTACAGTGGAACCTGATACAAGACCAACATCTGGCGAACCAAAAATATCTGTAACATTTACATAGTTACCAATATCATATCTTGTATTAAAATTATTTTTTGTTTCAAAATCTCTTGCCTTATCAATATCAATATAAGTTGTTCCTATTGTTTCAATTTCATAACCTTTAACGTATGCTTTTCCAGGTGAAAATCCAGCAGCTAATTTAGCTTCATCACCATCATCAGCGGCAGAATAGATACCTCTATTACCAGCACCATCATCTAAATGTTCTCTTATTTCTAATTCAAAATCTTTTACAGCATAATCACCAGATTCATCAAAAGTTCTTCGAGCAAGTGTATCTTCTAATACTGAATAATCTGTTGTTCTTACTTGGTTTTGAATTACACCACCTTTTAATCTTATCAATTCTACAAAGTTATTATCTTCAGTACTTGTTAAACTTCTTTTTGCTAATGTTAAATTAATTTTAAATCTATGAGCGCCAGGAGCGTTTGTATTTGAAACACCTTGAGCATTATCATTTAAAGAAGCATCATCATTGGCTGTAATTAATGATTCAGTTATTTCTAAACCTATTCTATAACTCGGTGTGTTTGTATATTTGTCTAAGATAATTGTTTGTTCGTCAACTTGAACATGAAATCCGTTAATGTAATATACACCCGAATTAACATAAGCAGCTGAACCTGTTGCTGTAGCATTTGATGTTTGAAGTGTTATTGTAGTTAAAGTACTATCAGCAAGTGTGCCTCTTAATACTTCACCATTATTAAAAACAGTTTGTTCACCGTCAGTTCCTCCATCAATATATTTAATATAAAGAGTATCAGGATCAGTACCATCAGTAACAACTGAATTAATAACTTTTGCTTGAATATTTGTGTCATCACCTGTTAATGTAACACCAACAAAATCTGATAAAGAAGTAGCACCTGTATAGCCTGCTAATTTAATCGCATAATAATTAACATCATAACCAGATTCACCTGGTATAACCATAGCTCCTTTTTCAAAGATATGGTCCGATAATCTTTCAATTTGATTTTGTAAAATAGATTGAGATTGAGTTAATTCTCTTGCTTGAACTGAAAACGATGGACGAAATAAAACTCTATGAAATTTTTTAGATTCCGTATAATCGTCATAATATGGCGTTAGATTAAAGTCAGTTGGACTAGGCATTTATTCCTCTCTAAAATTCAATGATTAATTTAACATTTTCTGTCTGATCGGAAGCTCTTGTGATAGGTGCTCTATTTTCTACGTAAATAACATCTCCTTCGTCTTCATCAATTTCAGCTGTGGCATAACCTGATGTAAATGATACTTGGTCAACTGTACTTGTAACTGAAGTATCTGGTGTTCCAGTAGCACTTGAAGTTTGACCTGTAATTACATTCGCACCAGAAAATGCTGTTAAATTACCATTACTATCTAAACCTTGATCGTTAAATCGGGTTTGTATGTAATATAAAATTCTATTTGTTGAATCCCATTCTACAACTTTACCTACAGCACCTGTAGATGTTTGATTAATTTCTTCGTCAACTTGAAAAGTTCCTGGAGAAGGAGAAGAAGCAAATACAACTGCTTTCATTCCTCTTAGGGTTGCTGAAGATGCTATTGAACCTGATGCCTTAGGATTTTTTAATAACATAATTCTTCTAAAATCGTTTGAAGTTGTAAAGTCACCTGTGTTTGAAGTTTCATCTCCTTCAAAGTTTACATTTAACATTACATAATAAGCGCCTAATTCTTTTACAGCATCAAAACCATGACCACCTCTTGGTTCAATAATACAATCAAGTTCAGCATCAATACCGCCGCCACCTGAATTTGTACCACTGTTTATATCAGCAACACGAATATAAGCATAAGTGTAACCTGATCCTGCGTTAGTCACTGTTAAGTCTGAAATAGCACCACCTGTTAAAGTCACACTAATTGTTCCGGATGAACCGTCACCACGTATTGGTATATTAGAAATTGTTGAACCTGAAGTTGTTGTAAAACCAGTACCACCTGTTTTGATTTTTACAATATTAATAGCACCATCAGTAGCAGCAGCTGAAACAGTTGCGTTTGTAGTTACTGCCATAAAATCTGTAGAAAGGAAATTAATTTGTTGTGTTGCTGTTAATGAGTACATATATTTCCATTTGTATCCATCAGCAGTTGCTAAAATTGAAGTTGATGTACCAGTTGGTTCTACAGTTGATGTAGCGCCACCGTTATTGTCTAAACATTTGTAAACGTTAAAGGCACTTGATACAACATAAAAAGTAGCATCCCATAAAGTTGAAGCACCACTGTCAGCAGTTTGTGTCGTTGTTGTACCTGTAATTCTATTTCCGTAATCGTGTCTATAATAATCATAAACTGTTCCTGATGTCCAGTTTCTTCTTGGAACAACATATGATAAGTCAGATGAGTTAACTTTTTTAGCAGCTAACATATCATCAAAATAATAATATTCGTCAGCAATTGAGTCAACAGGAGACAAAGGTCCTGTATCCACACCTTCGTTGTCTGTTCTTAAATCACCTCTTGTTGACGTAGCATAGGGTTGGGATCGACCAATTCCTAAGTAATAAGCGTCTGAAGAAAAACTATCTGTAAATTGTTCAGCGTTATTATGTCTGAATTTGTTTGTTATAATTGCTGGCATAATTTCCTCTTAATTTCTTTTATATTTATACAAGTTTTTAAAACTCTTTTATTACTATAGCAGCCGACCCAGCAGGTGGCGAAGTAAAGGTTAATGTTGTTCCTGACACGGTATAATCTGTTGTTGGCACTTGAAAAGTTCCATTGACAAATACAATCACACTATCAGTAGTTCCTGAACTTGCTAATGTAAAAACTAAAGTAGAACCATCGCCTGTAGCAGTTGTTGTAGCAGGTTTTAGAGCAATTGTACTATCAACAGCAACTGAAACTCCGTCACCAGATATGGTTGTGTCAATACCAGAACCACCTGTTATTTTAAGTGATTCTCCTAATGATATAGTTGTTGTAGATGAACTTTCATCTACAAGTGTAATTCCTGAATTAGTTAACGCACTATTTGGAATATTTGAAACTGAAATAGAAACACCATCACCTGAAACTGCCGTATCAATACCTGTTCCTCCTGTGATTGAAAGTGTTTCACCTAGTGAAATTGTTGCTGAGGTTGAACTATCGTCAACGACAGTAACTCCTGAATTAGTTAACGCACTATTTGGAATATTTGAAACTGAAATAGAAACGCCATCACCAGATATAGTTGTGTCAACACCTGTACCACCAGTAATTGATAGTGTTTCACCTAAAGATATTGTTGCTGATGTAGAACTATCGTCAACAACGGTAATACCTGAATTTGTTAAACCAATAGAAATACTATCGCCTGAAACTGTTGTGTCAACACCTGTACCACCTGTAATCGCTAAAGTTTCACCTAATGAAATAGTTGCTGAAGTTGAACTATCGTCAACTAACGTAATACTTGAATTTGTAAGTGATGAATTGGCAATATTTGTAAGTGTATTAGAAGAACCACTAATTGTTTTTGTTGTCAGTGTTTGAGATGCTGTTCTTAATACAACATCATCACTGGTAAGAGTTGTGCCATCGCCTAATAATGTATAAATTTCATCAAAATTATCATTGACTTTACTAGCACCATCTCTTAGATTATCACCAGTTCCGTCATTTGCGACTGTTCCTCTATCTATTACTTGTTTTGCCATTTATTTTTTACCTTATTTGCTAATATTTATATCTTATCCTTCATCAAATCTTAAAGTATTTGAGTCAAAAGTATCGACATTTGAGTCAAAAGTGTCAATTTCATTTATACGTATAACTTCAGTTGGTATCGCAACAAAAGTTTTTAAATTATCGTGGTCTGAATCAGAATAATCTTCTATTGTAAATCTTTCACCGTTAAGTGAGTTGTTTAATCCTATAATTCTATGTTCTGCCCAAGCAGCCATTGTCATTGGTTGAACAGATGGCGTTACACCATATCCAGGATTAGCACTTTCAATAGCACTATAGGTTGCTAGTGTTTTACCTCCACCATATAAACTATCAAAAGGTATATTGTAGATATTTAATGACTTTAATCTTGGTCCACAATAAGCATAACCAAAATTATAATCTGTGCCTCTAAAGTTAATTGGTATTTCTGTGATCGGTAACTTAAGCAACATTTTGTGAACTAAAGTTAGATCACGTGTATTTGGTGTAAAGAAGTCAGTTGTGCTATCATCAAATAACGGATCAACACCTGTTTCAGGATTTACTCTTAGTGTAGTTCCATCATCTTCAGTACCAAGTCTTCGACCAAAGATAGTTGTAAACAATGTGTTAATAATAGAAAAGATAGGATCATCAATGACACCAGAAACAGCACCTGGAACTGGTGAACTAATTTGAGCAGAAATTTGTGTTTGTAATGTAACTTGTCCTGTAAAATAATAACCAGCAGAGTGCATTGTCTTTTTAAAACTATCTCGCCATTCATTAATAACTCGACCTATTTTAATTACATAAGAGTAATCTTGGTAAACTAAATTATCGTGCAATCTCATTGAGTTTTCTGAAACCCATCCGTCTTGGTTTACAAAACTACCTGCTGTTGTAGCTAAAGCATCAACTGTAGCATTTGAAGTAGCTTGGTCAAATAATTTTACGTTAGCAGTTGTACTTGTTGTGCCACCTGTAATTGTAATATCTGTTCCAAAAGTACCAGATGACTCAGTAACAATTAACAAATTACGTGAATTATCAAATGATGAAACTGTTGCCGTAATTGTTGTAGAACCATCAGCACCTAAACCACTTATTGTTTCTCCTGTTAAAAAACCTGAACCAGAAATATTTGTTAAAATTAAATTAGTAGGCAAAATCAAAGTAGGAGGTGTTGGTGACTGTTCAAAATATGCCCCATATTCAACAACACGAATTGATTGTACTCTTCCTATTTGGGAACCATAAGCTAATATAGACGCACCTGAACCACCTGATGAATCTGATACAGTAACAGTTGGTAACGATATATAACTTGAACCTTCAGATATAATTCTTATGTCTGTAATATCTCCACTGCCTGTTCCACTTTCTTGTACAATTTTATTACCTGTATATGGATCGCCTCTAACAGTTTCGTTTTCTAAAACAATATGATCTTCTAATGTATTTTCAATATCTTGTAATAAGTATTCTATAACTTCTTCTTCAGCAGCTAAATCACTATCTTCCTGAACAAGATAACTACCGTCTTCTAATATTATACTACCTTCTTCTATGGTTCCTTCTAAAACAAAAGAATATCTACCATCTTCAGAACTTTCTAAAATTATATTACCACTGTTATCTTCTAAAGCAATATTGGAAGCAGTTGATTCTTCTTGTGTAAATCCTCCATTGACAACAGAAACTTTTGCTCGAGCATTACCACCACCTGTATTTGTATTATCAAAAATAATATCATCACCTATTTCATAACCTGAACCTGCGTTTTCAATAATGTAAGTATCAATACCACCTCGACCAACGCCATCTACTTGAATGTTAGCAGATTCACCACCTGTATTTGTAATAGCAACATTGTCATTTGCTGAATATAATGAACCGTCATTTATAATAGATAATTCTGTAGGAATACCGGTAACAATTGTTTTAATAAAAAGATCATCTTCGTCTGTTTTTGTTCCTCTTATTTCTTCGCCAACAATAAATGTACCAGTTGTTGTTTCGGGATTTAAAACAAATTCTGTAACTAAATTAGCACCGATTTGAAACTTAAATACGTTTTCTGGAATAGCAGTGGCGCCTGATGTTCGACCTGTAATTGTTCTTCCAATTAAATCTGTTGAGTCGCCATCAGTATCAACAGAACGTAAAATATTTTCAACACCCCATTTACCATCAGATGCTCTTAATAAGTTTTCTCTTGGATAAGTTGTTTCTGTAACTTCGTCAAATAATAATCTAAAAAATATTCTATGAGCTTCAGCTGTACCTTTTCCTCTATATAAAGATTTAACATTTTTAATTAATGTTCTTTTGTTAACATCACTATCTAATTGTTCTGGTAAAGTACTTAAAAATTCATTTCTAAACTTTGTTAAAAAATTTGAAATAACTTTATCAGGATCTCTAAAGTTTAAAAGCTCTTGTATGTTTTGTACAGGATTAGGACGATAGTTATTAATAATACCACTTGCGTTTGAATTAGAACCTAAAACAGTTTCACCAATAACAAATTTGTCTTGTGCTGAAATAAACAAACGACCATTATCTAAATCTTCACCTAAAATAATAGCAGTAGCATTTGACGTTGAACCTGTGATTGTTTCACCACGTGTAAACTTTCCAAAAACAGAACTTTCTAATAATATTTTATCGCCATCATCTCTTATGGTTCTTTCTGAATCAATACGAGAACCATTCAATAATAAAATATTTTCTTGGTTTGTTTCTGTTTCTAAAAAAATACCGTCTGTGGTTTCAATTGAAGTAACTACTAATTCAGCAGACTCCATAAAAGTATAATACGATTTTACAAAATCTAAAAATTTAGGATGTTGCTCTAGTACAAAGTCAGGAGCCTGACTGTTAATAAGATTGGATATTTTATCCGTAAACTTTGCCATAATTTTTTATTATGTGCTGTAACTTGACGTAGTTGTGTATCCTACTCCAGCATCAGCAGACCCTCCAACAAAAGTATCGGCAGTGACAGTGATATTTGAATTTTCTGTATCTAATTCTAAAACATGATTTCTTACAGGCACAACATCATTTGAATTAGGTTGTATAGTAATTTCTATAACAGATGATGCTGACCCTCTAATATTTTCTACACTTGAAACGTTTAATGAATTAATTGTAACTAAACCAGTAGCATAATTAATTGTTCCTTGTGTGTTGTTAACATATGTTCGAACAGAACCAATTAAATAATATCTTCTAACGTTTCCAGAACCATCATCATCTAAAAAATAAACATTAGTGTCATCACCAGAAACTTTAAATCCAGACGAAGTTAAAACACCTCCTTCAGCTGCTCTATGGCCTGTATGCGGATTGTAAACGGCATTTCTAAATTCAATATCGTATCTAGCAGATGTGGACAATCTCGGTGTAAATGATTTTCTTATTCTAATTGTTGATATGTTTGATAATATTGAAACGTCAACATCATCAATTAATCCTGTTACTTTTGAATATCTAAAAATACTATCAAATTTTTGTAAGTTATTTGTATTGTAATTATTTAATGCCGTAATAATTTCTGATTTTAATGTATCGTCTGTTTTTGTCGTTGCTTTTACGTCATATTTTACATTTGATGTTAATAGAATTTTTGTAATTTCAGGATCTACTATTTCAGGTCTTACTGAAGCAACATTATATTTTTTTAATTGTGTTTTAATACTTTCTTTTGTAGATGTAGTTAATGTAGAACCTGATAAAGGTAAAATAGATATTTTTACAAGTCCATATTGTGGACTTTCATCATCTTCTCCTCCCCAAGCACTGACAGATTGAATGTTAGGATAAATTTCTCTTACAAGTGTTTCATAATCAGAAGTAGTAACGGCACGATCTTGTCTAGCATATTGTAATGGAGCATTAAATCGTATTGATTCTTTTGATTGTGGTTCAGCACCGCCTTGTGCTGATGAAACTGTTGTGATAGAAACATTATTAAAGGCACCAATACTACCCGATAAAGTAAAATTAGAAGCGCCATTAGCATTTGTTTTATTTGTAACAATGTATTCTAAAATAACAATGTTTCCATCTTCTAAAGATTGACCTACAATTCCATCACCAAAATATATTTCAAATTTGTTATCTTCTACTTCTTGTAAAAAATAAACTTTTGAAGTAGGTGTTACTTCTAATATTCCGTCAGCTTTTGAAAATGTATTTGTTGTAGAATCTGTAGATGAATTTTGAACTGTAACTTTCAATGTTGTGACATCAGCACGATTTGAAGGAATAATAAATCTTTGGTCAACATCATTTGAGTTGACAGTATATCTAAATGTAGATAGTGTTCCTTCATAAATCGGAATACTTAAAAATCTGTAAACACCATTAACAGGTGTAATTGTGTGATCGGAATTTGTAACAAACTGATATGATGTATCATCTATTGTTGTGTTAAAAATTGTTCCTTTATCCATTGTTATTGATGAACCTATACCAGTAGTGTTATTTACTAGAATATCAATATTAGCAATTGGCGCTTTTGCTGATGTTGGTGTATAACCTAACATCTTTGCTAAGGATACAATATTTTTTCTTACATCAGCACTATCAAGGTACATTTCATTTGATAACATATTGGCATTAAAACCTAAGTAGTGAGTATTGTATGCTAAAATGTCTAAGAGAATGGATAAACCTGAACCTTCAAAATTGTAATCTGAAAATTCTGGTTGTTTTTGTAAAAAAGTTTTTAAATTGGTTTTTATATTATCAAAATCTAAATCTGATACATCTAATTTATTACTTGTCATTTTATCTTAATCTTTC